TGAAAAGATATTCTATATTAGAATCTTATGTTCTGAACTTCGAATGGAAACTTTTCTTCTTTATATATTGTTCGCCTGGCAATACCGTGGCGGTAGATATAATTAACCCAATCATGGTCTTCGGTCTTATATCTAAAATCATCTATAAAATCATAGATTTTTACTACGTTTTTGGATGCATGCTTTCTTAATCCTCTACCAATACTTTGTCTAATAATCACTTCAGACTTAAAACTTTCGGTAAAAAAGATATTATGTATATTTTTAATTGAAATACCCGTGGAGAATGTACCATAAGATGCTACAATAATAACATCATCATTCTTTTCCATACGGCTTTTAAATTCTTCTCTTATATCTACATTAACAGATCCATCTACATAGTATACTTTCTTGTCTGTTATATGCCTTAATTTATTATATAGTTTTTCACCGTATGCAATCTTATGAAAAAGTACTAAGGAATTAGATGTGGACTTCTTAATCACTTGACAAACGAAATCTAACCTTTTTTCACTTTGGTTTATAAAATTTTGTTCTAAACCAAATAGTCTTTGTCTATCATGTGGATTTTTTGATAGAAATGAAAATGATTCTTTTTGTTCATCAGTAGCATAATCCATGTGAAGTTGCATTACTTTACAACTGGCAATATAACCTTCATCTTGTAAATGTTTTGCTTTAACTTGAGTAACTAACGGCCCCATTGCTGACATTAAACTTAATCTATTAACAGTTCCTTTTTTAGGAATTGTTCCACTTAAACCAAATCTAAAATCGCAGTGCCAACATTTATCCATAATCTTTTGAATAGAGTTAGCCTTTGCTTTATGTGTTTCATCTACAAACACTGCATCAAATTGACTAAAATAATCCTCTCCTTTTTTAACTAGAGATTGGTATGTACCAATAACTAAGTTAGAGCTTTTTCTTATTTTTACACCAGCATAAATTTGTTGAGTCTTTAACGGAATGCCACATTTATTGTATTCTTCAAAATCACCTGTAGCTTGTAAAACTAGATTTACATTAGGAACAATCATAAGAATCTTTTTCTTTTCTAATTGATCCATAAGATAGGCTACGACCATAAAAGAAATTAGTGTTTTACCTGCTGATGTTGCAAGCTCAGCTAAACACCTTCTATATTTTAAAATTTTAAATGCTGCATCTATTTGATATTCTCTAGGTTTAAAATCTGGTTGCTTTTCAAAGATTTTAGCAACCCATTCTCTAAATGCATCTTCTTTAATTTCAGTATCAAAAATATTTGTTATATTATTTAAAGAACACTGAAAATCATAGTCTTTACATATATCTAATATTTCTTTCCATAAACCAGCTGGGATCTTATTTCTTTTTACAAATGATACATTACCATCCCACACTCTCTTTTTAACTAGAGGATGAAAGCGCCAACCTTCAATCTTTTTAGTTAAGCTACTTTTTAGTTGTTCATACTCTAATTCCGTACAAGCATCAATAACTAAAAACTTTTTATTTTCCGAGAGGGATAATTCCATTAGTATTCTTTATCGTCCAAGCTAATTCTATTTCTAATTGCAAATGCTAAGTTATCACAAGTCTTTATGCATTCTTGATAATAGTCCATATGAGATTGCAGCATTTCCATTTGTGTTCTTAAATGAGATAAGTCAGCTTTAATAAAAGCAACCTTTTCTCCACTTGTTAATTTAACATCATAGTCAATTGAATATTCCCTATACTTAATTTTATAGTATCTGTCATACGCACCTTGTCTTTTTTGTTTTGTTGTTTTAAAGTCTGTAATTTTATCTAATAAAATTTGTCTATAAGATAACATGTTCACTTGGCATTCAGCTAGATTACGAACCTCTTTCAATAAACTAACCAAGTGACTTATCTTTGCTTTCCAATCACTCCTATCTTTAGCTAATCTCTTTGCTAACTCTTCATTAGCCTCACCTGTTGCAGTATCATTATATTCCATTAAAATATACCTTTATCATTATTAATCTTTTTATAGCCCTTTACTTTAGGTCTAAACTTCTTTTTAGGTTCAGTAATATAGAATTTTGTTTTTACTTGATTTAATTCTGATTTATTAAAAGTAGAGAATAATTTTAATCTTTTATTACTATCTTCTAAATCTTTATAAAAGTCATCTACTTCTTCATTCACAAAATTATTATAATTTTTTAAATTCATCATATAAAAATAATATCTAATGAATCTGTTGTAAAATATTTATCCAAGTCACCTAAACAGCCTGATCTGTTAGAATATTCCCATTTTACTAAATCATTTAAATCTTTTACCTTTCTAGGTGGAATATTAAAATCTTTTAAAAACTTATCCCACATAAATACTGTTTGCCCACCTTTTAGTTTTTCAATCATTCTGGTTTTACCTTCTAAATCATTGTCAAAGAAATATCTTGCAGTAGGTATTTCATTAAATTCAATTATTTGTTTTTTAACTCCAGTCAAACCTATAGAGTTATTCATAAACATTGCATCTATAGGACCTTCAAAAATTGAAAAGTCACGAGACATATCAACAGTTAAGATTCCAAATAACATAGATATCTTATTTAAGTTATCTAATTCTTCTTCAGTAACTTCTAATGGTAATTTTAACCTATCATATATTCTTTCTATATTCCATGTTTTATATTTAGGACCACCACTACCTCCTAAGTCTCTAGTTTGGAATCCTAGTATTTTACCTTCAGGTGTTAAGTTAAAAACATATAACTCTCTACGCCTTGGATCAAAAGCAAACCTTTCAGTTTTATGATGGAGTAACCTACTCTTTAAATATGGATATGCTTGGTATGTTAATGTGTTAATTGGATAAATGTTAAATCCTAATGCTAACTCATCAAATGATAATGCCAATTCCTTTGCTTTATCAAAAAGATAAAAATCTAAATTTTCTCCTAATGAAAAATGTTTACGGTTTTCTTTAATGTAGTTAATAACATTAATTCTATCATCACCTTCAAAGTTTTCATTATGTTCTGCTAAAAATACATCCAATGAAGCATGTGCTGAACAATTATAACAGTGGAAATATAAATCATTCCAATAAATATTACCTCTCTTTTTTCTTGGGGTATCATGAGAATCTCCACAATAAGGGCATGCAAAGTTTAACCTACCTTTACTCTCCAAGATTCTTCTTTTCTCTGGGTGAGTATGGTTAGCATGAAGAACTCGGACTACCTTATCGATAATCCGAGCTTTCATTTCAGAAGATATTATTACTTCTTCTGCCATACTTATTAAAGATCTAAACCATTAATAAAATCATCAAAGTCATCTTTCTTTTCTTCACCTTTTGCAGGTTCAGCTGTAGTTGTCTTTGTTTCAGTTGTTGCTTTAGTTGCAGCCGCTTCAGTTTTAGTAGTATTTACTGGAGCAGATTTAGATGCAGTTATATTTGCGATTGAATCGCCAGGTGATGTAAATTGAGAAAGAACATTCATTACCTTCCCTCTTATTGAATCATCCCATGCCTTATAACCCCATGTTGCTAAATCAGGAGCATCTTTTAAAAGATCTAAGATTGCTTTACGACTTTCATCAGTATCAGTAACCTTTTCTCCGTTAATTTCCATTGCTGATTTATTACCGTGGAATTTACTTGAATCATAATTAGGGAATCCACCTTTCTTTGAAATTACTAATTCAAAATTCTTTCCTTCAAATGGATCAAATACTTGAGTTGGTTCATCAAATTGAGGATTAAGTTCTTCATCAATTTTAGTTTTGATTTTATAACCAAACTTCATGATTTTAACTTGTCCTTCAAGATCTCTGTTTTGTGGATCTTTAATTATTTGTACCAATGCATAGAATACTTCTCTACGCTTTAAACCTTCTGACATCTTTTTGTCTACAGCAGATTCAGAGTTTCTTAGTTTAAAGAACATATCCTGTACAGGACATTTTTCTCCAACTGTTGAAGGGGAATCAGCGAAAAAGCCGTTTCCTTCTCTGTCTTCTAGCCAGTAGACATACTTTCTTTCAAATGGTTTTCTTGGGTTTTTAGCATTAGGTAGAAACCTAATTAAAGAACGGTAAGTTCCGTCCTGTCCTTGATCTGGTTTTGGTGCGTATAAATCACTTCTGCCTTCAGAAGGTCTTTCACCAGTGTCTAAATCTTTTACACTTACGTTAAAAATGTCGAATTCATTTGCCATGTTAATTGCCTTTTTTTGTTATTATTAATTTATGATAACAAACTCCGTATCTAAACGCCTTTTAATTTTATTGCCTATTTACTTCGCCTTGTTATCGCCTTTTAAAAAAGTACCAAACTTTTTAGTACCTTTGTTTATTATATATCCCTTAAGTCAGTTTGTTTCAGACTATTTGAACATTTTTATCTATTATTGCAGTTATATCACGCTCTCTTAAACTTAATATGTTATCACCTTGATATTTTATTTCAGTCCCTGCTAAATCATGAAAAAGAACCTTTATACCTATTTGAAAATCCTTATCTTCAACACCATCACCTACACCTATTATAGTTCCGGAATACGGCGGGGCAAATTGACCTTCTTTCTTTATCAAAATAATACTTCCTTTCTTCTCTGGTTGTTCATCTTTTTTTAAGAATATTCTATTTCCTAAAGGTTTTATCATTTTATTTTAATTTTTTTTATAGAAAGCTGAAACAAATTTACTAAGTTGCAATATAATTTTTAACTATTCCAAGTCAGAAAAGTATCTAGTTATTAGATTTCAAGGCTTTAAGTATAAAGTAGGCATCAACTATGTCATCTATGGGTTTAGGAATTTTTATGCTGAAGTCTTTTCCTTGACACCATTTCCACAGTTTAGTTCTTCTTAAGCTCTTATCATTAAGGACATCATTTTGAAATGCCTCAGCCATATAATGTTTATTAGCATTTCCTTTCCCGGCCAATTTCTTTACATGAGATGGTTGAAAGACAGATAGATTTTCAATAGAGTATTTATCTATTAATGCTTTTCTTAAAAAGGTGTTATATTGAATAATGTCTATAAAAGAATTTCCTTTTGATCCATATGAGAACCCTTCTAATGCAACAGAGACTTTATCACCTTCAAATAATGTAGAGAATATTCCAACCATTAATGAACTAATATTTCCAGCGTCTTCTAACTTCTGTCGTTCTCTAGGTAAAAATTCTTTACTTGTAACTTGCCTATTATATGGGAATCCTAGAATAGCATCGTCATCCATTAATTCTTTATGAGCACTAAAAGCTTTAGGTATTTTTCTACCTTCTTCATCCCATATACGATTTCCGTAATTAAAAAAAGTTATAAAGTGATATTTACCATCAGCCGTTTCAACACAGGCTCCTGGGCTATTTAAAGAAAAATCAATTCCTATATGAATCATTCTAATTATATTCTCTTGCCGATAACTGCACCTAATGCAGCACCTACAAGACGTGAGGTTAATAAATCGTAAAGTACACCTTTAGTAACACCTAATACTTTGGCTACTGCTTTACCTATTGTCTTTCCTAATGCAAATCCAGTTAAACCACCAAATATGCTACCTAACAAACCTTCATTAATTATTTCTTCAACACAGTCTTCTAAAGGTTTGCCTTCTTTTTGAGCTTCAAGAATTCTTTCTACTGCCATATCAATTGCAGCATCCTGTTCTTCAGTTAAATCATGAGATTCATTTAATAAATCTTGTATGTTTAAAGTCTCATCTGTATTTTCAGTTAAATAATCTTTAAAAGTTTTCATTGTTAAGTTCTTTTATTTGTTTATATATTAGGATACATTAACTACAACATCTAAGATGTTATATCCAAAAGTAATATCAAATGTTTGAAATTCTATAGTATTACTAGAAAAGTTTAAATCTAATGCACCTATTTCTGATATAAACATATCTTTAAGTTGAACAGTTACAAATACAGTTCCATCTGCATCTAACATTTGAACTCCTACACCTTCAGGTAAATATGGTTCCTTACCGCTTAGTTTATAATAAAAGTCAAACATTTCCACTGCCATCCAATAATTTACATAACCGTCAAAGGCTTGCATAGTGACAGTCATAGTTTTATCAAACAACTGTTGTTTCGGTAAGCTTGATCTAAATGCTCTTTGGTTACCTGGATAATCTACCTGAGTAACTGCATCAAAAGAAGGACCTGGTAAATTTAACGATTGTATTCCATAATTCCAATAGTCAATAGGTTCTTTAATTAAACCACCAGGAATCCTAGTAAGAAATGGTTTATACTTTTCAGCAATTTCTTTAGGTATGAAATTCCTAGGAAAGTCAAATTTAAACTGATTGTTTCTTGCACTTAATATCATAGCTTATTCGTAATTCCTATTTCTTAAAAAATCATCTTTAATAGTGGACCCACCTACTCGATTCCTGCCTACAGTAAAATTCTGTAAATTTTTAGCGGCAGTCCTAAAAAATGCTCTTTTCTTAGATCTGGTTTGCGCAACCTGTGCACGTTTTTTAATTGCACTTATTTGCTGCTTCTTTTTTATTTGTGCTAAACTTAAAGCTTGAGCATCCTTAGCTCTACGATTCATTAACTCTATTGTTGTTGATTTTAGATCACCGGTAAGTTCAGCTACCTTATTAGTCAATTCTTCATTACTATTTTGTAAAGCTTGTATGGCTAATGTATCTTCTTCAGCTGAAGTAGTTAAAGCTTTAATAGTATTATTAAGAATATTTATTTGTTTGTTTAATCTTGCTAATTCTACACTGTATTCTAATCTCTGTTCCTCAATCTGCGAAGTTAAAGTTTTTCTACTCGCATCATCAAATGCTAACCATAATCCTTGGTATAAAACTGATTCATCAGATGTTGAACCGTCTTCAGGGTTAATCATTTTTGTAGAAATATAAAAGTTATTATTATCTAATGCTAAAATCTTTTTACTATCAGACCTTGTAATTCTAAACAACACTTCACCTTGAGATAAATCTACTTCTTCTACTTGTGTATGATTTTTTATATCTACATCATCAGTCTCCCCAATAAAATTTAAAAATATTGTACCAACATTAGTTAAATCTATAGGAGTATCTTCACCGTCAATTTCATCATAAAGAGTAAATAAGAAGTAATCATCAAATGGTGATATTCTTATCATACCATCACCCTGCGGTAAAGGTGTCTCATTAACAGATAAATTAACAAATCTCTGGTAATACTGCTTTTCAGTTTTAGTTAAAGATATGTTAGTATTTACACCACCAACTACCTGTTTAGTCTGAGCCTTTTTCTGAATTTGTTCAGCTTCTGATAATTTATTTTGTTGTGCTGCCATCGTCTTCTGTTATTGTTTGTATTTTAGTTGGTGAAATAGCTGCTTTTACTTTTAGCCTATCTCTAAATGTTGTTACATAAGATGTTTTTACTACAAGTTTTTCTACTATTTGTTCTGAAGTATCTGCTGTAGTAGCACCACTACCTGGTCCGCCAGTACCTATTACAATTTGTTTACCGGTATCATTATTAATCTGATTATAAACATTTGCTACTGTAGGAACTACACCTAAATTAATTTGTAACATCTGTCTTCCATATTTTTGAGCTTCAAAGGAAGTTAAATTAGCATTCTTAATTATTTGTGTATTATCTGATTTATTATAAATTCTTAATACATAATTAATAGAAAAAGAAACTGCTGTGTTTGCATTTTTAATAATTGGCCTAAATAATACTGGCTCATCATAATCATCATCTTGTGATATTACTTGAAAGCTTGTTTGTGTAAATACTTGACCAACTTGCTCAGTTACTTGTATTTCATGGAACACCATATAAGAATCACCTGATGATTCTAATTGAGCAATAAAGTTACTAAATGTAGATCCTAATACTTGCCCAGATAATTCAAAATAATCACCTGCATCAGATTGCTTTACTTCAGCAAATAAGTTATCATAAATATCTCTACTTAATATAGAAACCGAATTAATTTCTTGTATATCATAAAAACTGTATGCGTTTTCTGTAACCGTCTGATAGATACCCGATGCTCTTAGTGTTAGTGGCGGGGTGCTTAAAAATCCTTGACCTTCAGTGAGCTTATAAGCAACGCCATTATCATCAGTTGCATCAAACAAATTATTCATAAAATATAAAGATGGAACTCTCCATTCGATATAAGATGCATATAAACTATCTGCAATTAACAAAGGATCAGGATTAAATGTTGGCGTATCTGTCCTTAAGAAATTAATAGAAGCAAGATTAACCATAACGCTATCTCGCCTAGGTGCTAATACTTCAAATATAATTCCATCAAAACCTTCAAAACTAAATCCTGCAATAAAATGCACCCTAACTTTATCATAAGCTACATCTAAATTAGGATTAAATGATTGTAATAAATTTGCTGAATCTGTTAAAGCTGGGCTAAAATCATTATAAGGAACACCTATATCAGTATCTAATGAAACATACTGAGTTTTACTAGCATTGTTGGCAACAGCTGATATATCTCTATCATTACCCATTACAGCTGATGATGCTTGAGTATTAAAGAAATAGCTACCTTGTGTTGTAGCATCTCGCATTAGCTCTATAGGGTAAGATGCAGTACTAAACGTAGTCGGTGTAGCTTGACTAGTATAAATATACTCTATAAGTATTTGCTCAGATATTTGTATAAACCTTGATGATTCCATTCTATTCTATTTATTTACCATTGTAAAAGCTTAGGGTTCCATGATATACCTATTCCTAAATAAGGAGTAAAGTCACCAGTACCTGTTACACCCATTCCTAAATTCAGCCCAAAACCAAATGGTTTTCTGTTTTGCATTTCTAAGCTTTTAAATGCAGAACTTTTTTTGTCAATCATTATCCCTTGAGTATTATTAAAAGTAGTACCAGGATAATCAGAAGTTAACTTTATAAATACTTCTTTCGTTTTTACATCTTGAGATAATGTAGCATCTAACCAAATATTTTGTTTTAATCCAATTGTCGCAGATCCGAAAGATAAGCTATCACTTAAAGTATATGGTAAGCTTACATCAATTAACCTTGAACTTTTTGCCCAGTCCTTTGCCGATTCAAAACTTAAAACAGAATTAAATTCAACCCCGTCTTGTTCAACTACGGTATCTTT